GGAAGTAATTCAATTGATTTTCTTTTACTCATTTGTTATCCATTAGTTGCTAGAAACCACAATTGGTCCGTTTGTTTTTAACAGTCCACTTGTTACTGTATTAATTATTTCTAAATTTTCGACACTGGCCGTACTTAAAAATATTTCATCTGGTTGGCAAAATACTTGAAATAAACTTCCAAAATATTTTTCAGGAGAAGTTGGAACTATTAAAAAGTTAACTACGTCTGGACTGAGTTCTTTAATAACATATGCACTCAACTCTCCAAAATTAAACGTATCTCCAAAATCCCAATTTTGTAAACTAAAAAATTCATTCATACTTTCAATTACTCTAACTTTAATATCATTATCATTAGTAATTGAACTTGGGTTTTTAACTATATAAAATTGTGCTTGTAGGTCTTGCTCTGCCCCATTACCAAATAGCAATTTATATTTCGCTGTGTGAAATACTACTTCATCACTGATACTTTTTACGCTACTTAATTTACTTCCGTATGTTTCAAATAATTCTAAAGATGTAGGCGCAGGAGGCGGATCTCCTTCTTGATTTAGCACCCAAGTTCTAACACTGTCATCGTATGTTTTCGTTAATAGATAAACGTCGATTATATTAGATTTGGCAGGATCAATTCTGTAATCTTGCGAAGCTTGATGTTTATATTGGAATGCTAAACTATCTCTACCTGGAAATGCTTCAATAGAATTTACAACAACTAAAGATCTTGAATCATCCAATCTCTTAACTATGTTTTCTGTAGGGCTATAAAAATAAAATAACTGTCCTATATCATATGAATTTAAATCTTGTAGATCAAGTTCATTTTCAAATGTTAATATTTGACTGTTATCAAAAATATTTTTAACAACTGTTCCTTCAAGTTGTAAGGATTCTAAAAATACGAAAGATCTAATAGTATTTGAGTCAGGATCGATAGTTGTAGGCTCAGTCACATTATCAAAAGAGTCAGGATCATCAACAATACCATCACCTGTTTTATCAGAAAAACTTATCTTAATTCTATTATTGTCTTTATATCCATCTAAATTAGAAAACATGCCTGTAATTTCAAATTGATAGCTCTGACCTAAAGGTGTTCCGTCACTAACTTTGTCATTAATAGAAAGTATTACAATATTATCTTTAGAAGTTCCGCCTAATTTTTTATTATATCTTTTATCTTCATCATTAAAATAAAAATTAATTTTTCTTTCACTTTGGAATATATAATCCAACCCTCTATAACGTACTATATAATTGTCCCCGTCAGTTTGAAAGGAAACTAACCAACTTGCGTCTAATCCTAAATTGCTTATGTCGCCAGAATAAGTTAAAGAAAACTCTGAAGTTAAATCTAAATTACTTAGATTAATAATTTTCCATTCAGCAACATCCCGATCGTATCTAATTCCAAAATCTCTTCTTAAGAAAAGTTGATTAGCTATTTCAGACTCGAAAGAAAAAGGAATGTCTGTGACAAATAATGGTATAATTTGTGAAGGCACAGCCCCAGTAGGCACTTGATTAGTGATACCAATTAAACCAATACCAGTTTCATCAGTTCCAGTTCCTAAATTACTTCCATCACCTGATTGATAGATAATTTTTGTCCAAATATAATCTTTTGTATTTTTAGTTTTAGTATTTGTGATTAAATTACTTGGGGAAAAATATTTTCCAGTTGGTGGCACAAACTTAATTAACGCTTCAGCTTTGACATATCTCAATGCTGATTGAGTAAATTGACCAACAGGTACTGCTGATTGAGTAGTATTACTTTTAAAATAACCAGTTGATTGATTTGGTTCAGATGAAATATTGTACCAAGCAACTCCTAAATTTCCTATAGCTATTCTTTCAAAATTTCTATAATAAAAATCTCGCATTGCCTCGGTACTAATTAACGGTTCAATTTTAGTTTTGACTAAACCAAATACTTCATTTTTTGTATCAAATGTGAATATAAAAGAATTAGTATAAGAATTAAAATATAAAGCACCGTCATCTGCATAAAGATCTACCGAGCTAGATCTTCCTGTTGGGTCATTTATTTCAAAATATCTACTGATGCCGGAAGAAATTCTATTAACTGATTTAATTTTTATAATGTCTTGACTAAAACTTAGTGGTAATATGTTATAGTCTTCGCCTGTTATCATCCTATTTTGTGTATAATATACCTGAGGGGCATTTTCTCTTATACTAGAATTAGATTCTGAAGATGCACTGGAATTAACACTGGCTTGTAGACTTAAAGTCATACTAACAGTATTGATCTGACCATTTTTTGAAATATAAGGAATTCTAACTTGAACATCTGACATCTCTTGAGGGGAGATAGAGTAACTTAGACCATTAGAAGTTCTGTAATATATCCTAAAATCCCCGTTTGGTACTCGGCCAAACACTCCGTCACTAAAATGTAAATCTATTTGATCATTTTCTCTGCTGCTAACACTATAAAATGTTTTTATTTTGTTTTTCAAATTAGTGTAGATTGCGTTATTTCCGCTTACACTATCTAATTTGGTCCACAAAGTTCCCAGTGTATTATCAACGTTTAATTGATAAAGCCAGACATCAGTTTCATTAATGTTTTCAACATCAATTCCAATAATTTCATTAGAAACAGCATTGTTTACAGTAAAGTCGGCACTAGATAGCGCACCTTCTTTAAACTGCAAGAACCATCCACTATTTTTACTAGCACTACCTTTATTGTCATTTTTGTATATAACCCCGAATTCCCCGCCCAACTTAGGTGAGGTCTCAGATATGGTGTCAGTATCAATAATATTAGAACTAACGATTTCAAAAGACATTGGGAATCCAGCTACATTTTTAGTAAAAGAAAAAATAGGAACGTCTGATGTTACACTGCCTAAATTATATTGTTCTGTTAAAATTCCATTAATTGTTCTCCTACTATTTGGTTTTCCAAAAATAGCAGTAGACATTGCAGAATTCATTACCAACGTAAACTGTTGATACCAATCTTGGTTGGTGCCGTCGTTCCAAGAAATTATTTTATTGCTTAAATTTGTTCCAGCAGCATCAATTACATTCTCAGTGGTGCTCACTGAAGTAACTTTAAGTAAACCAACTGATGTTTGAGTTCTTTTAGGACTATAACTGATCAGTTTTGCTAATTTTAAAATACTGTCTCGACGTTCAGCAGTATCGATAAAATTTTCTCTAGCATTTAGATCAACTCTAAAGCTAAGACTTTGCGCTAAGAATGCAACAAGATCAATTAGTGCAATGTATTCGCTGCTATCAATATAGTCATTAAAATTTTCTGGATAATTTTGTCGACGATACTCGACCATGCTTCTCTTGATAGTTTCAAAATCATAGGATTTGAAATCAGCATTTTGAAAAGTTTGATATATCTTTTTCCAATCTTCCCCAATTAAAAGGGCATTTTGTCGTTCAGTGCTAGCCATTATAAATTATCCTTGATACAATATTTATTGTAAAAAATTATCTGTGTACTTAACTGCTTATCAATCCTAACTCTCTATCAAACTGCAATTTAATAACACCTGTTAAGTCATTAGTAC